CAGGGTATCCGTACTTGTCTATGTAGCCCTCGAAGTTCCACTCCATAGGGATGAACAGGGAGTACATACCGCTTTTGGTCTGTCCGTTGGAGCTGCGCGTCTCAAGGTTCGAGTCGTAGTACAGCTTCTTGAAGTTGTCACCACCCTTCTCCAGAGCGTTACACGTGGAGCCCATCATACACTTGCCTATGATACGTCCACCCAGACGCAGACACGTCTTCGTGACGCGCCAGTTGTTGAGGATATTCTCAGGCTTCTCCCACTTACCGCTCTCGTCGTGGACAAGGAGCATAAGCTTCTCACCGTCATAGCTGTTGTCGGAGGTGTTCTTCCAGTCGATGGTGGTGTCAAGACCCTCCATATCGTTGTTGGCTACCTCGTGCATATTGCGCTTGGTAATCTTCGAGGCAGGTACGCGGTAAGCCAGCTCCGTCTTAGGCTTGTCCATACCGTCTTGTATGGGCTTGAAGAAGAAGGGATAGTTGTTGGAGATAGGAACTATCTTATCGGTGAACATCTTCTTGGCATCGCTACCCGTCTTTGACAAGACACCTATACGCGCGTCAGAAGCCAGCGTGGCCTGATTGACAGACTCGGCCGACCCCATAAAAGAAAAGCCCGAACGACGAATCTTGAGGTACACCATACCGAAACACCTGTCGTCAGCCTTACAGGCCTCCCAGAAGATGAAGAACAGCCTGTTGGCTTCGCGGAAGTCAGGATAGCCTATGTCAATCTTAGACCACTGTAGGTACATATAGTGAGAGCCTGTGATGTATGTAGGCTCTCCGTTGTTCATAAACCAAGCCCCGTGTTCTCTCCTGTCGAACTCGTCTTCTATGTACGACACCCAGTTGTTCTTGAACTCCGTCGGCATATCGTTCCACTGGAACACGCTCTTGATACGAGCCAGCTCCTTGGGGTACTCCTGCCTTTGCCATCTCTGCTCCGACTTGTCTCTGTGTCTTTGAAGACACAAACCCGAGCGCTTGGGCAATCCGATACGTAAGCCCTGTATCTCTATGATAGAGCCCAGCGTACCGTTTTTGGAGATATTGACGAAGTCGTACTTGTCGTCGTAGCCGTACTTCCACGTACCGCCAGCATTCTTCCTATCGAGAACCGACTTAGGAACAAGGTCATTTATTTCTCTGCATAGAAGACTTGGAGTGTCTTTCTGCAAATCCTTGTTTGCTAATCTTTGGTTCATCGCTGATGCTAATGTTTTCTTTCTCAGTCTGTATCCTAGACAAAATCTCGAATGCATCGAAGATAGCCAACTTCTTACTGGCCGCCGCGTTCTTGAGCCTGTCGGCAGCCAGCTGCTCGTCGTCACCGTCGAGCTCGACAATCTTCTTCTCTGCTACCTCGATAAGATGTTCGACGGCTTTGTAGCCAGCCTTGATAATCTTCTCCTTGTACTCGTTGTCAGTCATCACTCAATTTGATTACAATGTTCTTCGTAAAAGTCCTGTACATCGTCGTGTCGTGGATGCGAAACTCGTACTCGCTGTTGGGCTTGAAGACAATCTCGTCGCCTACCTCTACCCCCTTCTTCCTCAAAGAGTCGTTGCCGTAGCGTATGACGCCCGTCAGCGGTTCTATGCCAGTAAACTTACCCCACCACGACTCTTTCTCTTTCGATGGCTCCACAAAGCATACCTCACCTACCGTCTGCCAGTCGCCATCGGTCTTACGCCACATAAAGTACTGCATATCGTCAACGAAGAACAGCCCGTCTTTGAAGTACGAGCGGCCGTTTTTCTGACGGCCCTTCATATCGTAGTAGAACTTGAAGACGTTGTGATGTACAAGGAGGTGGTCGCCGACGCCTACAGGCCCTGAGTAGTTGACAGGCACCTGCTGCACGACAGCCTCCCTGTTGGAAGCCGAGGCATCCTCTTGCGAGGTAGACAACAGAAAGTGCAAGTCACCTTCCCGTACTGAATCGAAGTATCTTTTATCGTCGAGCGGTTTTACAATGAACTGGTTGGGGGATTGCATTAGAAGTTGATATTGTATTCAATTGAAATGGGTGTGGTATGACTGAAAGACTTCCACAGGTATATCTCATTGCCTCGCTGTACCCATATATCCATCCGCAGGCCGTCGGCGTTGAGAAGTATCTCAACAATCTTACAGCCACCAAAGACCTCCTGACCCACTACGTAGTGCATAGCCGACTTGTAGTCGGGGCCTATAGCTATCTTGCGAATTATCACAGCTGCGACAGTACCACGTTGACGCTTTCAGTAGTAGCTACGGTAGTTGAGGTGGCCTTCACCATAAAGCGCAAGGTGTCGTTGGTGCTCATCTCTACAACGCCAATACCCACAAAAGGCATAGGGTCGTCGTTGGCGGAGATAAGGGTTTGCGAGCTAATCTCAACGACAGTACCGTTGTACTCCATAGCTACCGTGACATTGTTGTTGTTACCAGCCTCAGAAATCTCGATGATACCATCGACCTTGATGGGCTTGGTAACAGCACCTGTATAGGTGATGACACCACTGGCATCAACAGTGAAGTCGTCGGTCTTTGGGCCCTCGACAGCGCTGATGGTCAGTGGGCCGTACTCTACAGCGAGAGACGTCACATCCGTTTGCGTGCTGTCTTTGTACAAGTACACAAAGGAACGTGGGACGGTAGCGACAGGAACGGCTAAGTCCGACACCAAGCAGTTCTTCGTGTTGTTCTGGTCGCTGATGTCAGTAAACAAAATCTTATCGCTCGCCGCTGGCGTAGCTGTGGGGTACAATCTAATCTTGCTCATTCTTTTTTACTTCTCCGGTTTGCATATCAATGACAGAGTCCTCGCCATAGCGCTCGATAAACTTCTTCTCCATAATGGCGAACGCCTTCTTGAGCGCTTTGATGTCATCTACCACCTCGCTCTTGCGTACCTCGAGGTCGCCGAGGATAACCTTCTTGCGCTGGTACTCGCGCTGCACGTCTTGAAGCTCCGAGAGCTCTTGGTCTGTCAATTTCATTGGTATTCTTTTCTTGCGTCAAATGACGGGCAAGCCTTGTTGGCAAAGTCTCTGTGTCCATAAACCTCAGAGCCCGGGAAGGTATGAACGAGGGTGTAGATAAGGGCGCCGAGAGAGTCTACCTGCTCTGTTGTGCGCGTGTCGCAAGGCTCTCCGAAGCCGTCTAAGCCACCCACATAGCACACGCCGATAGAATCCTCGTTGTGCCCTTTACAGTGGGCTCCTGCCACCTCTAAGGGCCTGCCAAGCTGTATGGTGCCGTCGAGCTTCACTAGGTAGTGGTAGCCTACGTCTCTCCAGCCGTTGCCTTCTACGTGCCAGTTCCTTACGTCTTCGATGTCAAAGTCCTGCCCCTCCTTGGTGGCGGTACAGTGGACGATGATTTTGTTAATGACCCTCATAAGCCGTGAAGTTATGCGTCTGGGCGCGGTGGATATCGTAGATGCGAGAGTCCAGAGTTTGGATAATTTCTTTTATCTCGCTCAAGTTGTCTTTTACATCGCACAAGTCAGTCTTGGTCTCGTCAAGTGTGAGCTTGAGGACAGTGTGCTGGTTGTCGATATACTCTTTCGTTACCGTAGCTGAGGGCAGCTCCTTAGCGTGCTCTATCTCTCTCAGCAGGCTGAAGTACATACCGATACCTGAAGCTGCTATAACCAGTATAACGGCAAGCTCGGCTACCCTGAGCTCGAATCTGGTATCGTTGCCTATCTTCATTGGTCGTGTATTTGTAGGTGTTCATTGACAGTAATCTCCGTACTCAGACAAAAGTACTAGTATATCGCCATTGCCTACCACACCGTTGAAGTCTAAGTCCGCAGGCTCGTATGCCTCTCCAAAGCTTGAGAGGATGATAAGCATATCGTTTGTGCCTACTACCCCATCGCTATTGATGTCGGCTAGGCAGCTGTAGTCGTCAAACAATGTTGAGCGCACGCTAGACAGCCAGCTGTGCATACGGTCTACCTGCCCGTCGGTAAACGACGTACGGCACGAGTCGACGTAGTAGTCCATATGGTTGTTGTGCTGGTACCCCTCCCAAGGGTATCCTTCCCACAGCGCCTCGCTAGAGCAGTCGGGGGTCTCACAAGACCAGTTGACGGTGGTGGGTGGCGTGTCGCATACCCTGTCCTGTATCTGACTGCAATCGGAGGACACCCCAGCGTTGCATATCTGCGTGGCTTGGAACACGTGGTAGAGGCCACAGTAGTGACCCACCTCGTGGATAAGGGTCTTGTTCTGGTTGTGGTCTGGAAGCATATATGGGTTGTCGAACCCAAAGGCGTTGGACAGCACCCATACGCCGTCGGCAGTAGAGTACTGCGTAGGGCCTCGAAACGCAAAGCCTAAGATAGACCCACACATACTCGGGACGATGTAGACGTTCATATAGCGCTCCCTGTTCCAGTGGACGGCACTGAAGGCATTGAGAGAAGCTGTGGTAGAAGGCAAGCATCCAAGGCCGCCAGCTACGGAGTCGAACGAGTGGTACTGCGTAGATACCAGCTCGAAAGAGATATCGGCCTCCTCAAACCAGTAGTTGAGGGAGGAGAAGGCGCTGTCGATATCGGATGGGTATACGTTAGACCACGGAGCAAAAGAGCTTACGTACACGTGGCACACAGCCTTTATCTCCTTGTGGTCTATGTTTGAGTAGGGGAGGTATTGTACCTCGCTATGCTCTTCCTCTTCCACCACCCCGCAAATCTCCTGCCCCAGCACAAGGGCTGGGAACAGGAGAAGGGCGGTGATAAGCGGTTTCATCAAGCAGCGGTGTACGTCTGTGATGGGTTGAAGATAATCTTGTTGCTGCCAGCAAAGTACCCAGCGATACGTACGAAGCCAGTGACAGGCGCTGCGTGGGTAACCCCACCCTCGGTATTAGACACGTACAGGGTGTATCCATCAGCGGTAGAACCGCCGGGCGCATCAGCCATAACACCGATACCGCTGATAAGCATACCATCAACAATAGAACTGGAGCCAAGAGCGATACCCAACAGACCTTTTGTGGTGGCCTCGTTGTCGGCGTCAGCCAGCACCCAGTTGGTGCCATTGAGGACGTACAGCTTACCGGGTGTGGTAGGTGTGCTAGTAAATTTTATGACCTGACCCTCTACCTCACCAGTCGCTGAGGCAATGGAGTCTCGAACGATAACGTCATACTGAGCGCCGATGAGCGAGGTGCTGGCGATAGTAATCTCACTCGTACCGTCGTTGGTGATGCTGATGCCGTTGCCTGCTGCCAGCGTAAGGTCACCGTTGAGCGTATCGAGAGAAGAGACACCAGTGGTGATACCAGCCGAGACAGTATCAGTGATGTCCTGCATCGTATATATCTCCCGCTGGGCATTGGCCCGAGCAGAGCCACGCTCTTTGGTATCTAAAGTGGCTGATAGAGTATGGAACTTCTGTCCCGATGGAATATTCGCCATAAGTTTTTTTTTCAAAGATAATCGTTTCAAG